CCGGGGTGTCGAGGGTGGCGTTTACGGGTACGTGGGGAGCTACCCCCAGCCGCACCCGTTCGCCCCCGGTTCGGTGTGTCACCTGCTTGAGCCCGATATCAATCAGGAGCTGTACGGGATGCCGGAATACCTGAGCGCGCTTAATTCAGCCTGGCTGAACGAATCCGCCACCCTGTTTCGTCGCAAGTATTACCAGAACGGCGCACACGCGGGTTACATCATGTACGTCACCGACGCTGCGCAAAGCAGCACCGACGTTGAATCGCTCCGCAATGCGATGCGCGACTCGAAAGGTCTGGGGAATTTTAAAAACCTGTTTTTCTATGCGCCCAACGGGAAACCAGACGGGATCAAGATTGTACCGTTGAGTGAAGTCGCCACGAAGGATGATTTTTTCAATATCAAAAAGGTGAGCGCCGCTGACCTGCTCGATGCGCACCGCGTGCCGTTTCAGCTGATGGGCGGCAAGCCTGAAAACATAGGCTCAATGGGGGACGTTGAGAAGGTGGCGCGGGTATTTGTGCGTAATGAACTGACGCCATTGCAGGAGCGTTTCAAAGAGATTAACGACTGGCTCGGTATGGAGGTGATCCGCTTTAAAGATTACAGCCTCGAATCAGAATAACCCCCGCAAAAATGCCGCCTCCGGGCGGCATTATCACTGAGCGCCTCAGACGTACCACACGCCACCTAACCACCCGACAGGCATCAGCCCGACCCGTAAAGCGACAGCGCCACCACGACGCGCTCAGGTGCGTAAAAATAAATGCTGTCACCACGTCTGGCGCGCAGTGCTATCCCCGCCTCGCCTGCGCGCTTGATGGGGCGGTTTTAATGCAGATGCCAGCTTCGATTTTTCCTTGTCAATATTGACTTGAGTTACCGAGAATTTAGTCTGAAAAAAATGCAAATTAATGCAACAGAATGCCTTGTTTTCGCAGAAAGCTATCTGAACTCAAAATGGTATTTACAACCCCCTTGTATTGATTATCATTATGAAAATGCACGTTTTACTAATCTATCACAAAAAACTCATGCATCAGTTTTGAAGGAGTTAGCATGAATATAATGAAATGTTTTGAATGCGAAACCTGTGGTACACACATTGATTGTAGAATAGGACTTTCAAATCGAGATGTGCAGCCTTTTCAGTTTGCTTGTCCTGAATGTGAAGAAAAAATTACTTTTAATATTTTGGGTGAAGACTTCAACCTAGAAGGGGCCATTGATCTTGTTGATTTTGAGGCACCATTTACGGGGGATAATCATTTCATAGATTTACACTTGGATTTTCCCGCCTCATTTGAAAAATATGAAATGGGATTTACTCCATTCATGCGAGCTGCTCAGGAAATCGGTCATGAGAACTATCAGCATCTTAATGAGAGACTGAATGCTCTTAACTACTTATACCCTAAAAAGAGAGAGTTAAGACGCTTAATAACTCAGTATAAACGAGGCGAAGTAAATACATTTCGAAAAACCTGCAATAAGCTTCTTGGTATACAATTAAAATCTAATAAGAAACAAGATATATTAGCCGCTTTGTATACAGCAACATCCATAATGTCTTCACCTTTTACCATACATCAACATAATGAAGAAATAAGCACTAAAATGCCTGATTTATTACGTTCGCTTGATTACACTCACAAAATAAAAACAAGGGCGTTTTTTGAACAGTTAATTAAAACTGGTTTCTTACGAAATGTACACCATGAATGCCTATCCTTGTACCCAAAAATCGTAGAATTAGACCTACCATTAAGGCCAGCCCTTTATTTTGACTACAAGCAATTAAATGAAGGGGATAAAATTTCAGGGCGGGTTTCAACTGCTGACTTTGATAGTTGCAGTAATTTATATAAGGATCTATCTGAAGTCTTTTCGCGATTATTAACATTAGTTGCGGGGCTTAATAATCTGCTAAAACGTGGAGATTATGATCTGTTTGATGATTCAGTTCGGTTAAATAAAAAACAAGAATTAATTAAAGAACTTGCATCTTTAAATAATTTTACCAATATGGATTTAGGTAAAAAAATAGAGTGTATTGATGATTCATTTTATTACATCGACAAGAGTGCAATTAATCACAAGTTACGAAATGCAATTGCCCATTATAAATATGAGTACGAAGAATCTACACAAATGATTTTCTATTACCCAAATAGAGAAGGAATGAGCAGAGAGAACATGTATGAAATTTCATTTCTTGAATTTCTTAGATATTCTTTGATGCTTTTTCGTGAGGTTCATTCATTGAATCACATTGTTAAATCATTGTTTTTTTACACTGTGCTTGTTTTAAAGAAGGACATTTAAAGCTAAAGGTAAGCTATGTAAATTACGTTTTTAATTACATAGCTTTTATCTGTTAATAATCTTTACGAATTTCTCAGATATTTGTTTAAGATCTTATATTATCATAACCTACTCAGTCTTATAAAAAATATCATCTTCGGTTTCATTATTTTCGCTGTTTGCTAGATCAGCAATGAGAGTGAGCGCAAGCTTTAAATCTGCAGGCTTGCAGTTTGCAATCAGAGATACCTCGGCAATGAATTGCACACAAGCCCACTTTTGCTGCGTTCGGCTGAAATGTTCCCCAACCATGAAATCTCTCCCAATATTTTGACTGTATATTTATACAGTATCACGTATTGGCAATTGATGGGAAGAGAAAAAGTGGATCACGTAGGTGTTGTATGTGCATGATATGGATGCGAATTAGTCACCTATTAGCTTTGATGTTTCTGCCAATGCTGCAACACGATTGAGGATTTCCCTGGCCTTAGCCTGGCGTGATGGTGAGGTGGAAAATATCTCCCCTTTAGATGTTCCCTTGAGCCATTTTCCATCGAAACAGCTTTTACCACCGGCCATAAGATGCAGGGCTTCACCCCGGCTGATGTTGATGCCGGTTGTCAGATGGATCTCGTCGATAGTCTTCTCTATCGCGGCGTTTTGCTCATCCGTGCCGTGGATAAATTTCTCCCTTTTTGGTGGCTTTGGCTTCTTGAGTCGGTTCGTCAGCTCTCGCCTTTCACGTCTACTCAGAGGTTTTGATAAATCGAGTTCCGGCGGATCACTTTCGCTTCCCGTACAGTTATTGACAGAACTCCAAGGGACGGCGAAGCCGTCCTTAACGTCAACGGCCAAATCAACGGCACGCTTCGGTACAATTTTCCATTGCGTGAGCCGGGTTAAAATCGGGGTGCCAGCTCCGACAGCAGAATCGTATACACCACGAATGCAGACAGTTTCCTCACCATACTGGTTAATTTCGGTACGCGGTTCATAAAGCGTGCGCACCTGCAAATCATCGCGACGGACAAACGGACCGCCCTGCGCATTAACATAGCCAGCCCAATCACCGGCGTCGGCGGCATCATGGACAGCCGCAAACTCAACACTCAGACCGTGTGCGGTCTCGGTATCTGCAAGGCGACGCAATTCACGATAGACAGTAACCGGCGCACCGCCAATAAACTGAAACTGGCGTATATGCCAGCGAGCAGCCCATGCTGAAACAGCGGGAGCTGACTCTTTTAGCAGTTCGCCGCTTTCATCATCGGTTTCACCATCAAGAGCATAACCATCGATATTTTTCGAGATGTATTTCGCGACGTAGCCGGTTGCGCTGCCTTTCTCCGGATCAATGGCTTCTGCGTGGAAACGTGCTTTTTTGGCTTTATCGCTTTTGAGTTCGTGAAAATCTTCCTGCCATGCGTAGTCCCGAATAATGCCACGAACGGTATCGACGTCCTCCGGGAGCATAAACATCAGCATATGCCAGTGAGGGCAACCGTCATGGTGAGGCTCTGCAACGCGGATCCCGAAAATACGAATGTCTTCACGGTGGAGTTTTGCGCGAATGCGTGCCCACAGGCCAGTGAGATAACATTGCGTATCGGATGGATTGGATCCACTCCATTTGGTGTTACGGTAGCCTGCCTTTGTCGTGGCGTGATATTTAGACGGTGCGGTCAGGGTGTAAAACTCACCAACATAACCGAGCTCATTGCAGATATTTTCAAACCCACGAATGCGGGTCATAAGCTCACAGCGTCGAATCGCAGGGTTAGCGACTGAGCCATCGTATTTTTCAATCAGGCTGATACGGTTGCCGTCTTCGTCTTCAAGCTCCAGACCTTTGAGAAATTCGCGCGTCCGGCGCTTCTGTTCACGCCAGTCTGTCACGCAGTGTTTACTCGCGTAGACATGTTTTTTCTTACTGACATTTCCGATTGCGATTTGCAGGTGTTCGCGCCACGCAGCCGCAACGCGACGCAGACGTCCACGCCACCATTTTTCCGAAAACATACGGGCAATTGCTGGAGCGACTTTATCCTGATCCCAATATTTATCCCGCGACCGTTCCCACTCTGGTGGCATTATCCTGAATTGCTGAGTGATGAAACCAGCATGCATATACCAGGCATTTAATGTCTCCAGTTCACACATGTCAGAATCGTCAATGTTGACTAACTCTGCACGGATAAAATCGGCGATATCAGCAGCCAGCAGGTCGATGTCGGCGCGC